TGGAACAGGCGTAGGAAAATTTAGTTCAACAGCGAGTAACAATACAAGTAACTTGACTGTAAACTTTGCAGAGAACATGGCACCAAGTAATGTCAATAATGCTGCAAGAGAACTCATGGGTCACATGCGTGACATGTATGAACAACTTGGAGACGGATACTTTGAGTTTGGTGACGGAGATGGTACATATACAGTAGCACGTAGTGATGCTGATACTATTACTATAACTTCATCAGCAGACATCTCAAGTGTATATTTTGCAGGTAGAAAGATTAGAATCACTGATGGTGGTGCTAATGTGGTCGAAGGCACTATTGCATCTTCTTCACACTCATCTACTACACAGACTGTAAACTTAACAGGTATCTCTTTAGCTTCTGGCGCTCCTACCAAAGTTGAATTAGGTATAGATACTGCTGCGTTTGGTGGTCGAGTAATACTAGATGATGATGGTGATACTTATATTGAAGCTGTTACTGATGATACTATTGATATTTATGTAGCAGGTGCTAAAGACTTTGTAATCACAGCCAATACATTTACTGCTGAATCAGGTAGTACGATAGCTGCACAAGCTCTTACAGCTACTAGTATCACTGCAACAGGTGATATATCTCTTGATGGTGGATCTTTTGTATTTAATGAGTCAAGTGCAGATAAAGACTTCCGAGTAGAATCTAATGGTAATACCCATCAATTTTTTGTAGATGCAGGAAATGATAGAATTTATGTTGGTGGTGGAACAGGATCAAGCATTGGCAGTAATAAATTCCAAGTGCAAAATGGTGGTGCTACTATTTCTAGTTTTGCCAATGATTCAGGATCTAGTCAATTACATTTTATTAAATCAAGAAATACCACAGTAGGTAGTCAAACTATTGTAAATGATGGTGATTCAGTTGGTGGTATATTTTGGAAAGCTGATGATGGAGATGCAACTGACTATAATAATAATGTAGCAGGTATTGAGGGTGTTATTGATGGTACGCCTGGCACAAATGATACTCCTGGTAGATTAGTTTTTTATACAACTGCTGATGGTGCAAGAACTAATACTGAAAGAATGAGAATTACAAGCACGGGAACAGTTGGCATAGGAACTTCAAGCCCACAAACAACCTTACACCTTGAAGCAACTGCACCTATTTTAAGAATATCTGATTCCAACAGTACCTCAGAAGATGATGCTGTTGGTAAAATTCAATTTTATGATAGAAATAATACAGATTTAAATGCTGAAATTATTTCAGGTACAGGCTCTTTAGCAGACCTAATTCTATCAGCCCATAATAACAGAGCAGTAATATTGCAAACTAATGGTAATACTGAAAGACTGCGAGCAACTGGTGATGGTAAAATAGGCATTGGAGAAGCTTCTCCTGATGCTGATGCTGGTGGACTTACTTTAAACCACGGTGCTAATGATGGCAAAATTTTAACATTTAAATCTTCTGATGTTGCACATAGTATGACTAGTATTGCTGAAGCTGATACTTATGGTGTTATCGGAAAAGCTGGTGCAAATGATGGTGGTATACAAATGGTATCTATGAATGACTCTGGTACTGTTGCTCTACAAATATTAGGTATTTCTAACGGTGGTGAAGATACTGGTAAAGGCACAGGTGATCACGGTTGTGTAAGAATTGATGCTGCTTCTAGAAGTGGTACAAGTCTTGGAAGTCAAGGATCTAATGTAAATATGGTTACTATTTGTAATAATAACACTGTTAGATTTATCTTTGATGCCGAGGGTGATTTTCACGCTGATAGTGGCAGTACTACTTTTGATACCTATGAAGATGCTCAGTTAGTTAGAGCTTATGATTTATCACACGGTAAAGGTGTTATAGCTTCTAAGTTTGATAAATTCGTACAGTATAATGCAAGTGATTTAACTGATGCTGGTTTAGTAGGTAAAGTTAATAATGAATATAATGAAGATGGAACTAAAGCAACTCCACTTATTAATATGTCAGGTTTTATGCGTTTACATAATGGTGCTATTTGGCAACAGTATGAAAAAACTGAAAGACTTGCTAATGCAATGTATGAACTTGCTAAAGCTGCAGTTGGTGAAGATAAAGCCAATGAGATACTAAAACAAAACGAAATTAAATTATTAAACTAAGGAGAAACAAATGGCAATAACAGCAAATATGACAACTTCAGAAGGAGTTGCATTAACAGGAGCATACCTAGTAGTAAAAAGTGCATACGTTAAAAAGTTTGACGGTGCATGGACTGGGAATGATGATGATGGATGGACACAAGATAGTGCTTCATTTAAGTTAATTTATGATGTTGACATCTATCTTAATGCTGACAAAAGAGCAGAAAGAAATAATGCAAATAACATTATAAAAAATAGACATATAGATCATCACAAATGTGACTATGATTTGACAGCGTCTGATAATCCGTTTAAATTAGCTTATGCTGATTTAAAAACAAATGAAGCATTATCAAACGTAGCAGATGCATAGGAGATAATATGTTTACACTCAATAATAAAGAATATGATGAATCTAAGTTATCTGATAAAGGTAAAGCAGCTTATGTAAAACTTATAAGAATTGCTGAACAAAAATCTGATTTAGATATTGTTGCTAATCATTGGACAGCACAGCTCCAAGCTGAACTTCCAAAAGAAGAAGTTACTGATGGATCAGAGTCAAAAGAATAGCGTAGATATTGCACGTCTAGAAGGCAAAGTTGACGTAATAGCAGAACGATTAACCCTAATGAAGGACAATCACCTGTTTCATATTGAGAAAGATATGCGTCAACTGCGTGCTTTAGTGTGGTTTATTGGTACTACTGTCTTTGCTCAGATGCTCTATATAATAGTAAGATCTCTTGTTTGACTTATATTAGCAAATAAGATTATGTTTACATATGAACAAACGAATACTTGTAATAAGTGATACGCATTGTCCTTACCATCATCCTGATTTAATTCCTTACTTAAAAGCTATTAAAAAGAAATACAAACCTGATCGTGTAATACACATAGGTGATGAGGTAGACTCACATGCAATATCATTTCATGATTCAGATCCTGATCTGTATAGCGCAGGTGATGAACGAGAACAATCTTTAAAGACTATCCATGCTATGGAGAAACTATTTCCTGTAGTAGATTTAATGGATAGTAATCATGGTAGTCTAGTGTATCGTAGACAAAAAGCTACAGGTCTACCTAGAGCTGCAATGAAAACTTATAATGAGTATTTAGAAGTAGGACCAGGTTGGAAGTGGCATGATGATCTCCTTATCACTATGTCTAATGGACAACAAGTATATTTCTGTCATGGTAAAGCTGCCAATGTATTAAAGGTAGCACAACAATATGGATGTCCTACAGTACAAGGACACTACCATTCTAGTTATTCTATACAATACTGGGGTAATCCCAACAGTTTAAACTGGGGTATGCAAGTCGGATGCTTAATAGATGCTAAGTCTCTAGCATTCGAATACATGAAAACACAAAAATCAAGACCAATTATTGGATGTGGCGTTATCTTAAATGGACTCCCAAAGTTGATACCTATGGTTTTAAATAAAGGCGGACGATGGAACAAGGAACTGACTTAGAATATTTGACTACACCCAAGCAGGGGATTAAGATAGTTAAAAACAAACTTTATTTATATATTAATTCAACAAGAGGAATCTATGCAGAAAACAGACTTACAAGCGAAGATGCAATTAATCTCGCAAGACAATTACTTAATGGAGCAAACCAACTTAACTGAGGAGCCAATTATGTATGAGCCTGAAAGCAATAGAAGAATAGGTGTTACAAGAAAGTATATTCATAATAATAAAAAGTTTTATTTAAATGTACAATATGACAATGAAGCATTACCTAGAGTAGTAAGAGTATTTACTGAATCTAAATGGGGAACTGAATATGCAGATATATGTATGGATTGTTCTGATGATGTAACATATAGATTACAAACTTATCGTAACCCAAAAGGATCTTTAGAAAAAATGGCAACCGAAGTACCAAGAAGATCAACTGGTGAACCAACTACAATTAAAGGATTGATTGTAGATGAATTAATTAAATCTTATTATTTGGAGGAATAACATGAACGACTTAAAAGAACTAATTAAATATACATGGAATAACATGGATAAAAAGAAACAAATAGCTATTGGTGTAATAGTACTAGTTATTATTGTTTTCATTATTGCTTAATGGATATTGTTAAGGCTAGAATTAAAGCTCATGAGGGCTATAGGTTAGAGCCTTATAAAGATACCCTTGGTTTCCTTACTGGTGGCTGGGGGCATAAGATATTAGGTGGTGAAGAAGTACCTGAATCTGTAGAAGGCTGGCAAGAGCTATTTGATAAAGACTTTGATATCGCTTTAAAGGGGGCAAACAGCCTCATACAAGAGCATTTAGAGAATACTCTATACTCTGACCTACCT